TCGCGGGTGGAAGAGAGTCGGGTCGCGGCTGACACCTCGGCGGTGGTCTGGAACGTGGCGACCGACACCGACGGCTACCTCGACGATATGTACTTCAGCAAGGGGGCCAACGCGCACCACGCCATCGAGCTTGGCACCAGCAGCCCGACCGAAGTCACGTTGCGCGGTATCACCTTCAGCGGCTTCAACGCGAGCAACGCGGCGAACGACTCGGTGGTCCACGTCAAGCGGACGACCGGCAGCGTGGTCATCAACGCGGTCGGTTGCTCGGGCACGGTGAGCTACAAGACGGCTGGCGCGACGGTCAGCGTGGTGGTCGACCCGGTCACGATCACGGTGACGGTGCAGGAAGTGGATGGGACCAAGATCGAGAACGCTCGGGTGCTGGTGAAGGCGTCGGATGGCACCGGCCCGTTCCCGTTCCAAGAGACGGTGACCATCGACAACACCGGGACCACGGCGACGGTGACGCACACCGGCCACGGCATGGCATCCAACGACAAGGTGCTGATCGAGGGCGCGAGCCTGCAACCGAACAACGGCGTCTTCTCGATCACGTACATCAGCGACAACAGCTACAGCTACACGATGACGTCGGACCCGGGCGGCGATCCGACCGGCACCATCAAGGCGACGTTCGTGGCGCTGTCGGGACTGACGAGCGCACTCGGGATCGCGACCACCAGCCGGGTGTACAGTGCCGATCAGCCGATCACCGGCTGGGCGCGGAAGGCATCGGGCACGCCGTACTACAAGACGGGGCTGATCAGCGGCGCGGTCGACAGCGCCGACGGGTTCTCAGCGACGGTGCTCATGATTGAGGACGTATGAGCGAAGCCGACTGGCAGAAGCGTTACCTCTCACTCGTGCAGCGAGTGGAAGCGTTGGAGCGGGAGAACACGATGCTCCATCTGCAACTCGGCGTCTACGAGTCGCAGGCGAGGTCCCACGAAGTGGCGAGAGTGGATCAGGCCAGCATCGTGCAGGACCACATCGGGCGGTTGAACGCGCAGTTGCAGGAGGAGCGGCAGGAGATCGAGCGGCTGCGGGCGATGCTGCGGGAGCGGGCCGATGCAGATTGACTGGGGCGCTCGCGTCATCACCGTCTACCGCACGGACGCCTTCATGACGAACTTGGGCGGCGGCATCTACGAGATGGACACCAACGCCTTCCGGTTGGCGCTGAAGGATGCCGAGGACGGCGAGGACGGGATGCCGCACCCGGACACCCACAACCACAACACCACGGTCACGGTCGGCGGCGTGACGTTGGCCCACGTCGTTGAGATCATCAACGGCTACACCATCACTTTCGACGACGGCCAGTACGCGGTGAACCTCGCCGGGACCAACAACAACATCCCCGACGTGGCGAACGTGAACCAGGTGTCGATCCGTTCCTTCAACAGCGCGGGCCTACAGGTGGTCGAGACGGGCGTCTCCGGGTTGACGCCGGAGGAGTCGCTTGCGCTGAGCGAGATCGCCACCGACGCGAGCCTCACCAAGAAGGCGACCATCAACAAAGCGGTGATCTCCCCCGACGATCTGACGGTCACGGTTTACGACGACGACGAGATCACCCCCATCCTCGTGTTCGACATCAGCGCCGACAAGCGCGAGAGGACCCCGGTGACCTGATGGATATGTTCCCCGACTGGCTTGGCGAGACGGGCGGCGTGCCGTACCCGGTGCTGGTGCAGGGGTTGGATCTGTCCGTTTCGCCGGAGATGTTGGAACTCATCGTCGAGGAGCCTGACGTGTCGCTGATGCTCGCGCTCGATACCCCTACCATCGTGGTCGAGATGGGAACCGAGATCGGGCTGGCTGTCGAGAGCGGTGAGATCGACTTGGAGGTGGACGGTGGCTGACCTGCAACGGTACCGGGGCGACACCGCGCCGATCCTTGCGACGCTGAAGAAGGCCGACGGCAGCGCCTACAACCTCACCAGCTGCACGTTGAAGATGACGTGCACCACCCACGAGAACCCGCCAGCCCTCTACACGGTGTTGCGGGCTTCCGGCACGCTCGGCGCGGGGACGGACACCAACACGGCGGCGGCGGTCGGCAAGTTCACCGATGCCGTGGTGGGCGACCTGTTCTACAACTCGACCCGCGCCACCTTCGCCTTCATCGCCACCGTGACCAGCGACGACGCGGTGGAGCTCGACCGCACCATCACCGCCCAAACCAGCGGCGACTCATTCAGCACGGGGGACTCCTCGCAGGTGTTCCAGATCCTCGCCACGCTCACCAACCCGGCAGGCGGCGAGGCGACTTTCGCTTTCACGGCTCTGGAAGCGGACCTCGTCGGCACCTACTGGTACGACATTCAACTCACCGACAGCAGCGGCAAGGTGTTCACACTGGCGAAGGGGCGTCTCCTCTACCAGCAGGACATCACGAAGTAGGAGGGCGCATGGCATTGGAACGACTCGCCGCGGCGCTCGGGATCAGGCGCGACAAGATGCCCGCCGACGCGCAGACGGTCATCGCCGCCATGCTCCCGTCCAGCACATCGCACCCGCCCGAACGTGGCGCGGCGGGGATGCTCACCGCCTACAACAACTCGCCGTGGGTGCGTGCCATCGCTTCGCGGATCTCTACCGCAGTCGGCGCTGTGTCGTGGCAAGTCTACGCGGCACGAACGACCCGCGAGGGGCGGTACTATCGCAACCACGAACTGCAAGAGAAGGGCGTGAAGCGGGATGACTTCAAGCGCCGCGCCCTCGATCTCCCCGAAGGCACCGAACTGATCCAACTCCCCGAGCATCCCGTGCTCGGCCTTCTCTCCGGTGGCTCCTACCGGATGCCGGGGTCCATCGGGCGTCAGATGACGCAGCTGTACCTCGAACTGACGGGCGAAGCCTTCTGGCTCTTGGAGCCGAGGACGGTCAACGGCGCGACCGTGCCGGTGGCCTTTTGGGTCATCCCGCCGACTTGGGTGCAGGACATCCCACAGACCGAGGACGGCGTGTTCGTGCTCGACACCGGCAGCACCCGCAGCATGGAGATCCCGGCTCCGCTGATGGTGTGGTTTGCCAACCCGAACCCGGTAACTCCCTACTCGCGGGGCGTGGGCCACATGCGGGCGTTCGGCGACGAGATCGACACCGACGAGTACACGGCGAAGTACATCCGGGCCTTCTTCTACAACTCGGCGCGGCCCGACCTCCTGGTCTACGGGAAGGATCTTCAGCGCGAGGACATCCAGCGGTTGGAGTACGGGTGGCTACAGAAGGTGCGGGGCTTCCTGCAAAGCCACAAACCGTTCTTCCTCAACCGCGACGTGACGGTGAAGGAACTGACCTACAAGTTCCAAGAGATGCAGCTGATCGAACTCCGGAAGTGGGAGCGGGACATCCTCGTGAATGGTCGCGGCGTGCCGCCCGAAGTTCTCGGCATTATCGAGAACAGCAACCGGGCCACCATCGACGCCGCCGACTACCTGTTCGCGAAGGGAGTGGTCGAGCCTGCGTTGGAGTTCATGCGGACCATGTTGCAGGCCGACCTGATGCCCCTCTACGACAACCGGCTGATCTTGGGCTACAACTCGCCGGTCGGTGAGGATTGGGACTTCGCGCTGAGGGCCATGCAGGCGGCACCGTTCGCCCCCACCATCAACGAGTGGCGAGCGATGCAGGGGTTGGACACGGTGGAGGGCGGCGACGTCCACGTGTTCCAGTTGGCGCAGCAAACGGTCGACTTGGACGAGACGACCGAGGTGGCTCCGGCTGAGGATGACGAGGAAGCCCTCGTCGCCGCGTTTCGGCGGGGCCTCAGGGGAGGATGCAAGCATGAGCATGGCTCGAACGGTGCCCTATCCACCGTGCGCCATGGTCGCGCCGACGCTTCGGCCCTGATGCCCCCTATGCCTCGTGCCCTCGGATCGACCACAGGTCACCCCCGCGAAGTCAGCAAGCAGATCGGCGGCACCTCCAACATCCCGCTGGCCGAACGGCTCGGGAAGCAGATGATGGATGACCTGCTGGAAGCCTGGGAGGAGATCAGGTCGAGCATCGACATGGATGCGTTCATTGGCGCTTTGGCGAAGGGCGATCTCGAAGCCGCCATCGCGGTCGTCGAGCGAGCGCCGATGGATGAAGCCCTCGAACCCGCCCGGCAGACGCTCCGGGAAGCTCTCTACGTGGTCGGGGCGGCGGCGGCTGAGGAGGTAGCGGAAGCCCTCGGCGTCCCATTCAGCTTCGACGTGGTGAACCCGGCAGTCATCCAGGAGTTGGAGCAGTTCGGCGCGGGCATGGTGACGAATGTGAGCGAGAGCACAAAAGCGGCCATCCGAGCCGCGCTCGTGGACTCCTACTCACAGGGCAAGTCGGCGAGCAAGGTCGCCAAGGAGATCCGAGGACTGATCGGTTTGACCGAGCGCGATGCCCGGTTGGCGGTCAAGCGGCGCGAGGAACTCCTGAGCATGGGGTTCACCGAAGCCCAAGCCGACGCCAAGATGGAGAAGTGGATCGCCAAGAAGATCGCTCAGCGGGCCGAGCTCATCGCCAACAACGAACTCGTGTACGCTGCCAACAGGGGTCAGGAGATGGTGTGGGAGGCAGCGGAGAAGGCGGGCCTGTTGGTGCGTGGCGAGACCTATCGAATGTGGATAGCCAGCGGCGACGAGCGGACCTGCGACGAGTGCCAGATGATGCAGGGAGAACTCGCACCGCTCGGCGGCGAGTACAAGAACGGCTTCTACACGCCGAACGACATCCACATCGCGTGCCGTTGCACCGAAGCGCTCGTGTTCATGAAGGGAGGCGGTTGAGATGTTCGACAAGACGTTCCTGAGCCGACAGCAATGGGGCGAGGAAGCGAAGGGCAAGAACGCGGTCACGTTCGAGGACCCGCTTCGCAAGATCGTCCGCACCGAGGTCAAGGTCGGCGCGGTCAACCCCGACACGGGGATGCACGACATCGGTTTCGTGATCTCCACCGCCAGCATCGACCGCGAAGGCGACATCATCGCCGTCGATGGGTGGGAGTTGGATCGCTACAAGGAGAACCCGGTCGTGTTGTGGGCGCACGACTACCACACGCCGCCCATCGCGAAAGCCGTGGACGTGTCGGTGAAGGACGGCGTGTTGGTCACGACCGACCGCTTCACACCGGAGGACATCAACCCCTTCGGCGCGATGATCTACCGGATGGTGAAGGGCGGCTTCCTGAAGGCGACTTCGGTCGGCTTCAAGCCCATCGAGTGGACCTTCAACGAGGACCACCGAGGTTACGACTTCCTGCGGAGTGAACTCTTGGAGCACTCCGTGGTCCCGGTGCCAGCCAACCCGGAAGCGCTCGTCATGGCAAGCGCGGTCGGGATTGACCTGCGGCCCATGCGTGAATGGGTCGCTCGGATGTTGGACGGCGATCCCGCTGTCCAGAAGTTCGCGCTCGTGCCGCGAGCCGTGGCCGAAACGGCGTGGAAGCACCTGTCGAGTGGCGACGCGACCGTGCAGATGCCGTCCGTCTCCTCGGGGTACTTCTACCGCGTCGACAACGGCTCGAACATCGAGAACGCGGACAACGTGACGATCACGACGACAGGTGGTACGGCCACCACGCCGTGGCTCCCCGGACAGACCTACGAGGTTTGGACCGGGTGGGCGAAAGGCTTCGATGACGAACAGGAACGAAAGGAGCACGAGATGGAGGAGCTGCTGAAGGAGATCTTGGAGGAGATCAAGTCCCTCCAAGAGGACGTCGCGAAGTTGGCAGACCTCGTCCAGACCAAAGCTCCCAACGACGACGCGCCACCGGACGACGACGAGATGTCCGCTGACGAACTGCGCTCCGTCGTCCGGGATGTCGTCGGCGAGATCTTGACCGCAACCACGGGCAAGCTGCCCGGCTGATGAAAGGAACCCCGATGAACAAGGAAGACATTGCGGCGATTGTGAAGGACACGGTGGGGACCATCCTCGCCGAACAGAAGGAGCGCGAGAGCGAGAACAAGTCGAACGCGAAGTTTGACGCGCTCATCGAAGCGCTCACCCACCAGAAGGCGGCCCCTGAGAGTGAGGAGCGGGGGTTGAAGGCCGGTCGCTTCATGCGTGCCGTCTGCGCGGGCAAGGGCGACGTGGACCGGGCGGTGAAGTTCGCCAAGGCCACGTGGGGCGACGGCGACGTGGTCAAGGCGCTCGAAGCCTCTGACTCGGCAGCGGGCGGGGTGCTCGTCCCGCCAGGCTGGTCGGCCGACCTGATCGAACTGCTCCGCGAGCGGGCGGTCGTGCGGCGCATGGGGCCGACCATCGTCCCGATGCCCAACGGCTCGATGCAGTTCCCCAAGCTCACCGGGGGCGCGACCGCTGGCTACGTCGGCGAGTCGTACAACCTGCCGGTGACCGGGCAGACCTTCGGTCAGATCAACCTGACGTGGAAGAAGCTCGCTTGCCTCATCCCGATCTCGAACGACCTCCTGCGGTTCGCCGCCGTCTCGGCCGATGCGATCGTGCGTGACGACGCGCTGGCCGCCATGGCGATCCGCGAGGATCAGGCGTTCCTCCGGTCGGACGGCTCGGCCTTCGCGCCGAAGGGGCTGTTGTACTACACCCCCGCAGCCAACAAGTTCAACGCCAACGCGACCGTCAACCTCGCCAACGTGACCCACGATCTGGCCGACGCGATCCTGCGGCTGCGCCAGAGCAACTGCCGCTTCCTGCGGCCCGGCTGGATCATGGCTCCGCGCAGCGAGCTCTACCTGATGTCGGTGCGCGACACCAACGGCAACTTCGCCTTCCGCGAGGAGATGTTGGCCGGTCGGCTGTGGGGATTCCCGTACGCGGCCACCAACGAGGTGCCCATCAACCTGAGCGGCACCAACTCCGAGGTCTACCTGGCCGACTTCGCCGACGTGATCCTCGGCGAGGCCAACACGATCATGGTCTCGGCGTCGGACACCGCCGCCTACTACGACGGCGCGGCTGTGCAGGCGGCGTTCTCGCTCGACCAGACGGTGATGCGGATGATCTCGCACCACGACCTCAACGTGCGCCACGAAGGCTCGCTCTGCGTGATCGAAGCCGTCACGTGGGCACCGTAACGGACTGACCGAAGGAAAGGAGCACACACATGATCGCGAACGACTTTGACATCGGTGCACACCTGAAGGCGCTCATCGCGTGCCAGCACACCGCAGCGGTGGCGGGTGGTTCGGGCGACAACGCTTACATCGTCGGTGACACCATCGACCTCGCCAGCTTCGCGCAGCGGCCGGTCAGCGCTTTGCTGATCGCGCCGTTCGAGGCGGCACTGGCCGAGAACAAGACGCTCACCATCAAGTCGAAGGTGGAGCACGACACCGCGTCCAACATGGGCACGGCTGTCGTCTACGCCTACGACGGCGCGGAGACGACCGGCGATGTCGTCGCCACCGGAGGCACCGGGGGCAGCACCGAGAAGGGCGTCTACACCCGAGCGGTGGACCTGAGCGGCGTCAACCGCTACTTCCGGTTCTCCGTCCATCAGGACCTGAACGCCACCGGCACCGACACCAACCAGCTGATGGCGGTCGTCGTGTTCGCCCCGGCTGGCGTCGTGACGCCGAACGACTAGGAGGTGACCCGTGTCCGGTGAGGAGATCAGCGTCAGGTTCCTGAAGCAACACGGCGCGTACAACGCCGGTGAACTCGCCACCTTCTCCGTCGCCATCGCCAAAGAACTCCTGCGGCTCGGAGTGGTGACGACCGACCCGCCGCCGCAAGTCGCGGTGTCGGTGCCGGAACCGCCTGCGGCTCTGACCTCGAAGGAGAAGGCCGCGATGAAGCGGAAGGAGAGCCGCCATGGCTGAGGAAACCTTCGAGCTTCGCAACGTCGGCGGGAAACAGGCGGTCAACGTCGTATTGCAGACGCCGAGCGTCCTGTCCTTCGTCAACGTCGAAACCGGCGAGGCGTTCTCGACTTACCTCACCGAGACGGCACCCATCGACCCCATCGCCGACCTGACAGAGAATGCAGGGGCCATCGGCGGTACCAACGACGGCAATCTGCCTTCGCTCACCATCGCCGCGCTGACCGAGAACGGCGGCGCGATCGGTGGCACGAACGACGGTAACTTGCCCGACCTCACCACTCCCACGGCTGCGCTCGCTTGCGAGGCCGTGCGCGAGGTAGCCGCCAGGACGAACGCCGTGGCGGCGGCATCGACTGCGTCGCTTCGGGAGTTGGCGACCAGACTCAACGAGATCCAGGAAGCGCTGCGGACGCTGGGCCTCCTGGCGACTTGACATCAACCAGGGGCGGGGCCTCCCCCGCCCCGCTACTTCGGAGGTCACGATGGCCCTGACCGTGAAGACGCCAGCGACGGAACGGGATCTGACCACTGTGTCTGCGGTCAGGGATGCCATCGGAATCACCGACGACTCGTTCGACCCGTTCCTCGAACAACTCATCCACGCTGTGAGCGACGCCATCGAGCGGTACACCAACCGGATCTACGCCCGGCAGACCTACGTCGAGACGCTTCGGGGCCATGACCACCCCATCTTGCTCGTTGGGCAGACGCCAATCCTCTCGGTGGTGTCCGTGCTCTGCGAGAGCCAGGTGGTCGTTGACTACGTGATTGACGACGCCGAGATCGGCAGCCTCTACCGCGAGGCGGGTTGGTTCCGCAGCGCATGGGTGGGATGGGATGTCGAGGCATCGGTCATTCATGGCACCGAAGGCCCACTCTACACGGTCGAGTACCAAGCGGGTTACATCCTGCCGGGAGAACCCAACTGCACCTTGCCCTACTCGATTCAGCAAGCGGCGGTGATCACCGCGTCGGACTTCATGATGAAGTCGGTGCGAGGCGGCGGCGACATCAAGAGCAAGAAGGTCGGTGACTTGGTGATCGAGTACCAGGAAACCGCCGAACGCGCCTCGACCCAAGCTGGCATCAAGATCGAAGCCATCCCGTCCACGGCCAGAGCGTTGCTCTCGGTGAGGGTCCTGTGAGTCCGGTAAGCCCCTTCGCTGACCTCATGGTGCACACGATCACGTTGGAGCGCCGCGTGTCGGTGGATCAGTACGGCAGCGCCACCTTCGGCGCGGGCACTCACTTCAAGTGCCGCGTGGTGGGCCAAGAGCGCTTCACGCGAGGCGCGGGCGGGCAGGAAGTGGTTTCGACCACGACCATCTACATCCTCGGCGACAACAACATCCAGTCGGTGGATCGGATCACGTTGCCCGATGGGACGCAACCGCCCATCATCGCGGTGCGGACCTACCCCGACGAGTTCGGCACCCACCATCAGGAGGTGTTGCTGTGACCGTCAGAGTGAAGGTCGAGTTCAAGAACGCCCCCCAAGTGGTCGCCACCTTCAAGCGACTCGGGAAGGATGGACTCGACGCCATCGCCAAGGCGCTCTACCAAGTCGGGAACGAGATCATGACCGACTCGAAGAACGTCTACGTGCCCGTCCGCAGCGGCGTGCTCCGCTCGACGGGTACGGTCTCTCTGCCACGCAAGCTGAAGGACAAGGTGCAAGTGCAACTCGGCTACGGCGGAAACGCCGCGCCTTACGCCAAGGTGCAGCACGAGAACCTGACCTACAAGCACCGCGCCCCTCAGCAAGCCAAGTACCTTGAAACTCCGGCGCTGCGTCGTTCGCAAACCATCGGCCCGAAGATCGCTCATGAACTCAAAGCGGCCCTCGGCAGAGCAGCCAAGAGGTGAACGGTGCTACTCGAAGAACTCGGTCAGCGCCTTCAGGCCTTGGGGCATGGCACTCTTGGCGTGGACCTTTTCATCTACCAGCTGCCCGACGAACCCGATTCCTGCGTGGCGCTCCGGGGCTACGAAGGCCCCGAGCCCGTCTACACCCAAGGCACCGCCTTGCCGACCTTCGAACGCCCGCGTTTTCAACTGACGGCGCGAGCCTTGGAAGTCGGCACGGCCATGACCGCAGCGTGGGCGGCTTGGAAGGAGCTTTCGCGGATCAAGAATGAACTGATCGGCGGCGCGTGGTACCTGAGCGTCCATCCTTTGCAGTCGCCATTCCTGTTGGAACGGGACGAGAACAACCGGTGGGTGGCCGCAGCCAACTTCGAAGCGTGGAAGGAGGTGTCATGAGCAACGACAAGATCCGCACGCGGGCGTTCAGGGCTCCGGTGACCAAGCCGGTGACCGAATCGCCGGTTGCCAAACAGGACGAGTCGACGCCCGACCCGCCCTACGTGAAGCGAGAATGGAAGTGGAAGCCGCTGTGGCAATGCACACGGTGTCCATTCAATTCGCTGGATGAGCGAGGTTTCTGGATGCACTGGGCCGAGCGGCACCAGCCGCCACAACAGGCACCGTCTGCGCTGGTGGGACCGGACGGGAAACCGATCGAAAGAGAGGAATGAGCGATGGCACGAACTGCACTGACCGCAATCGTCTGTGGCGGACCGTGGGACTACGACGGCGTGCTGCTGACCTTCACCGCAGCCGACGCCACGAACAAGAACCAAGTGGTGCTGACCGGGCGCGAGCTCGTCATCGTGAACAACACCAACGTCGGCGCGCAGTCGGTCACGTTCACCAGCGTCGCCGATCCGTACGGGCGCACCAAGGACATGACGTTCTCGATCCCGGCGGCGGCCTACCGCGTGTTCGGGCCGTTCACTCGCCAGGGGTGGGACAGCGGCGGGCAGCTGCTCATCGACGCCGGTGCCGCCGACGTGCTGCTCTGCGTCCTGCGCCTGCCCGACTCGTGGACCGGCAAGTAGGGAGGTGACGCATGACCACACTCGGATCTCATGGCACTCTGGTCCAGATTGGCGACGGGGCGACTCCGACCGAGGCGTTTGCCACCATCGGCGAACTGGGTGACATCGAAGGACTCGCCATCGCCCGCGAGACGCACGACGCGTCGGTCCAGACCTCGGATTGGATGGTCAGCATCCCCGGCCTGAAGAAGATGGAGAACGTGAAGTTCTCGATCAACTTCGACCCGGCCGACCCGACGCACGACCACCTGACCGGGCTCATCAAGGACGTGAACGACGGGACCAAGCGGAACTTCCGGATCATCTTCCCGGACCCGGCGACCACGACCTACCAGTTCGCGGCCTACGTGGTGAACGTCACGCCGAGCGCCCCCGTGGATGGCGTGCTGACAGCCGACGTCGAGTTGCTGCCGACGGGCGAGCCTGCCCCGAGCTTCGGCGTCTAGGGGTGCCCCGTGGACGCGGGGTTCTACTCGGTCATCGTCGAGGTCGACCGGCCGCGAGAGCTGCGGATCGACTTCAACATCATCTGTGACGCGGAGAAGGTCACCGGCCTCAGCTTGCTGCAGGACTGGACACAGAGCATCTCCGCGCAGGGGCTGCGGGCGATCTGTTGGGCTTCGTGGAAACGCGAGGAACCCAAGCTCACGCTCGAAGAGGCGGGCCTGATCGTCGGCAAGTACGTTCACGTCATCACCGAGGCTCTGACGCGGGCGTGGTTGGAGGCGCTGCCAACGAAGGAGGACATGGAGTCCATCGAGGACCCTCAGACGGCGACCAACCTAAGTTGACCTGGGAGGGGTTGTGGTCGTCAGCCAGGATCCACCTCGGACTCAGTTCCGAGGAGTTCTGGTCGTTGACTCCCCGGCAGTTCGTGCTTCTCGGCAGAGCGAAGCAAGTGGAGATCATGCGTCAAGAGTACGGCCCTGCGTTGGTGTGCTGCATGGTGGCGGCGCTCGCCGGTCAGAAGCGACAGCCGCGGGACTTCATGCCATCGTTGAGCAGAAGGAGATCACGCCCGGATTGGAAGGACCAGTTGGAGAAGGTCAAGGTGCTTCACGCCCGGATAGGGGGAGCCGATGGCGCTCACAGTAGCTGATCTCCTCGTCCTGATCACCGCCGATGCCAAAGGCTTCGAGCAAGCCATGGGCGACATCGGCAAGAAGTTGCAGACGTCGGCGAAGGACATGGAGAAGTTCGGGAAGGGGATGTCCACTCAGGTGTCCCTTCCCTTGTTGGCGATCAGCGGTGCCGCCGCCAAGATGGCGATGGACTTCAACTCGTCCCTCACCAAGATGGTCGTCATGGCTGGCGTGTCGCGGGAGCAGGTGAACGCATGGCGAGATGACTTCGAACGACTCTCTCAGGAAGCGGGCCGCTCTGCGACCGAGTTGACCGAAGCCATGTTCAGGATCACGTCGTCAGGTTTGGAAGGAAGCACGGCGCTCGCTGCGCTTGAAGCCTCGGCAAAGGGTGCAGCTATCGGCATGGGCGAAACCAACACCATCGCCTTCGCTGCGACTTCGGCCATCAACGCCTACGGGTTGTCGGCAGAGGACGCCGACAAGGTCGTGGCGCAGATGATGATGACCGTTCGGATGGGGAACATGGATGTCAGCACGCTCGCTGGCACTCTCGGTGCGGTTCTCCCCATCGCCGCCGAGTTGGGGATCGGTCTGGATCAGGTCGGGGCTTCCATCGCGTCGATGACTCGTCTCGGCGCGGATGCTCACATGGCGACGACGGCCCTGCGGCAAGTCATGGCGACCTTGGCTGACCCGACAGCCCAAGCCAAGGAACTGTTGGCTGGCGTCGGGTTGACCGCAGCTGATCTTCGAGCGGAGATGCGGGAGAGAGGTTTGCTCTCCACGCTGATGCTTCTGAAGGAACGGTTCAAGGACAACGACGAAGCCATCTACACGATGTTCCCCAACATCCGAGCACTGACCGGCGTGCTCAATCTCACCGGGAGGAACATCGCCGCAACCGAGCGGATCACGAAGGCGCTCGCCGAGACCACCGGGAAGGATCTCAACGAGGCCTACGAGGTCGTGCAGCAGGGGATGGGCCACAAGTTCAAGCAATCCCTCATGGCGATGGAATCGTCCATGATCCAGCTCGGGCAAGTGACGTTGCCGCCCTTCATCGACGCCATGCAGTTCCTCGCCACCCTCGCCACCAAGGGGGCCGAGGCGCTCAACACCATGAGCCCGGCCATGAAGAACATCGTGCTTGGGATCGGCGGGTTCCTGATCGCGCTCGGGCCAGCGGCGGTCATGGTCAGCATGTTCACGAAGAACATCGGGTGGCTGATCACGAAGCTGACTCAGCTGTCCGTCCAGGCGACAACCACGGCCGCTTCACTCAACGCCGTGACCGCTTCCGGGGTGCGGAACTACACCAACACCTCGGTCGCGATGTACAGCTATTCCACCGCCGCGACACAGGCTCGGGTCTCGACTCTGAACCACACAGCCGCCTTGCAACAGTCCAAGGTGGCGATGGCCGCGAATGGCCTCGCCTTCTTCGCGCTCGGTTACCAAGTCGGCACTTTCCTGAACATCTGGATCAGCAAGTGGCCGCTGGCCGCGAAGGCATTCGGCACGTTCGCCGACGCGGACAAGGACTTCATCGAGCAACTGGCGACCGACCAACTCGCGTGGGACACCAACCTGGGCAACTACGAGCGGATGCGCCAGACGTTGAAGCTCACCGGCGACGAGTGGAAGATCAGCGGGGAACAATCGAAGGAGAACGCGGCGAGGCTGGTGGAGTTGCTTCCGAAGATCGAGGCGATCTCGAAGGCGAAGCGGGAGGAAGCGAAAGCGATCCGTGAAGCGGGGGCGGCGGACACCGGGCAAACGGAGATCATGAAGCGAGCCCAAGATTACATCATGCAAAAGTACAAGGAGCGGAAGGCGGCGCAGGATGCGTTGGTGACCAAGGTCCGCGAGGAGTACGACTTCATGACCCGCGAGGAGGTGTTGAAACAACTCGCGGAGCGAGCGGCCGCCTACAAGTACATGGTCGACCAGAAGGTGTCGGAGCAACAGATCCAGGACCAGATCGGCACCGCACTCGTCGATGACCTGACTTTGCTTCAACAGTACAAAGAGCCGTTGTCCGCTCTCCCGGAGGAGACGCGGAAGATGCTCGAAAACCTGAAGGGCGGGAATCCCGAGCTCGCGAAGCAAGTGGAAAGCCTTGGGATGCTCGGCACCCAGTATGAGTCGTTGTCGGCGGCGATGAAGGTGGCGGTTTACGACCCGGCGACCGGCATGGCGATCACCGTCGAGGAAGGTCTGAAGCACGGGTTCGCCGAAGGTACTCGCAACGGGTTGAGTGACGCGACGCAACAGATGGCGCAGTGGGTCGCGTTCCAGAAGGATGTGAAAGTCCCAATCGAGTTGACCGTGATAGTTCCTGACATCGTCCAGATCGTAAAGGACACCATGAACGGCAAACTGCCACCGGGTGGAGGCGCGTTGCCATGAGCTTCACGAGCCTGCAGACCGGGATCGAGAACTACGCTGGCGGCACCAAGCTCCTGTTCCCTCATCCTCCCATCATCGAGGAACGGTTCGCGGAGTCGAGCATCAGCACGGTCACCGCTTGGTCGTTGTCGAACACGGCTTGCGTGGTGCAGTACAACTCGACCCAGGCCCGCAGGTACCTGAAGCTCTTCGTGCGGGCGCTGAGCGCGTCGGAGATGGCTACGCTCACCACTTTGCGCGACATGGGCGGCTTGATGTACGCCAAGATCACCCCCGGCACCTCAACGACGATCCTCTGCTGTTTCGGAACGGATGATGAGCACGAGATCGAGGCCATGATCGCGGATCACCCGGAAAAGACCGCAGCGGGCAACGACATCCCCGCGTTGCTGAAGGTCTACGACGCGCACATCGTCCTCGTCAGGATGGAGTGAAGCATGGCCGCTACGCTCGACCTCCGGTGGGCATCGCAAGCTGGCAGCGCGGTCGGGAGCTTGGGCCTGCGTTACGCCAACCTCAGCGGCACGCCAATCCTCTCCTGCGTGCGTCGTGATCTCGGCGAAGGCACCTACCCGCTCGGGCAGTACAACGGGCAGTTCGTCGCTGACACCTACACGCTCAACTTCACGACCGGCCCACACGTCACCGTGATCGCCGACCTTGGGTCCAAGAACCCCTGGCACAACGCGACGCCGGTGGACATCGTCACCGACGGCGTTACGGTGCACAGCAACCTCATCGGCGGAGTTGACCTCGTGTTCTCCGCTGGCACCGTCAACGGCAACCAAGGCGTGGTGACGGTCGGAGCCTACCTGTCGGCGGGCGGGATTGATACCGAAGCACTCAACTTCGGCGTCACCAAGAACGACGGTGTGCGTGACACCTTCCGCGCCGCAGTTGTGAACACGGGGACCGACACAGCCGCCGATGTGCGCCTCTCGGTGCTTCCCGGTGGCTACTACTCCGGCACGGATGCCGCTTCAATCATCTGCCGTCTCGGTCCTCACTCGGAGGACACGCGGGCGAAGATGGCGCAGGTGGCGAGCTATGCCATCACCTACGACACCTGGACCAACGCCGGGGCCTACTACACCGCGAACGTCAATGTCGGCGGGCAGCTTTGCATCGCCACCGCCAAGTTCGACGGCGAGACGGTCTACGAGTGGGGGAGCGCCAACGGTTACGTGGACGCCGATGACCGCTTGAAGGGGTGGCAAGTCGTGTTCGCCAAGATCACCGCCACCCCAGTCGGCAAGACCACCACCTTCGTCTCCGCTCAGGGATGGGCGTGGGCCGAAGTGGCCGCTGATGTCGGCGGCGCGGCTCTCTCCTTCTCGTCGGGTCCGGTGTTGCTCGGTGACATCGCGCCGTCAGCCACGGTCTACGTCTGGTGCGCCGTGACGATCCCGGAAGGAACAGCGAAGGGAGCGATCAAGCTATGGACGCCGCGCCTGCGCTTCATGGGAATCTGACCGTGCGTTTCCCGACGCACGAGCGTTGGCGCTGCGACTGCGGTTGTGTCATCGACGTCGAACAACGGCTGCGCGGTGGGTTCGTCGTCATCTTCACGGAGTCAACCGATCCCGATTCCAGATGGCGATGTGATTGTGGAGCGTGGCAACATCTGCACGGCGGTGAGTGGCGTCCGACCAAGAGGGGGTACTGATGAGCGCAGAACTGATGCTCCGCTACGGTGGTGCGCCGACGACGGATGAAGCCGACCTCGACGTGCGCTACGAGAACACCACCAACACGCCGATCACTTCCGTCACGTGGCGCGGGAACGGGCAAGCGGTCGCTGGCACCTACGTCGTCACGTTCACCAAGTCGGGCACGGTGTCCTGCACCGTGGTCGCTCAGGGCGATGGCGCGACGAGCCGCAACCCGTGGGGCAACCGCAGCGGCTTGTCCGTGGTCGCTGATGGCTCCACCCCCAACTACGACATCATCCCGGGGCTTGGTATCGTCGTCAGTGCCAGCACCGATACTGGGTGGGCGGCGAAGTTCACCATCGGCAACTACCTGACGACCGGAGCGGTCGCGACCGAGGTCTTGGAGTTCGAGATCGTCACCGCGAACAGCGATAGCAGCAACCGGCAGGTCGCGTGTCGCAACGTCGGGACGGAGACGAGCGCGAGCACCTACATCTACGCGCTGCCGGGCTGGTACTTCGATGGCACAGGGGCTGAGACGTTCATTCAAAAGTTGGTGCCGCACTCCAACCCGACCTACCACAAGACCGCGACCAAGCGCACCTTCACGATCACCTTTGCCGACTGGAAAACCGGCGGCAGCGGGAAAAAGACAGCCGATGTGCTGGTCAACGGCAACAAGGCGGTCGAGGATGCCGAGTTCGACGGCGTCACGCAGTACGAGTACGGCGTGGCCGGGTACGATGACACCAACAACTACTTGCCCGGGATGGGGATTGTCCTGCCAGATACCACCGCTGATCCGACCGGGTCGAGCATCACCGTCAACGTGCGTGACGGCTACACCTGGGTTGCGTTCGCGCCTGATGTCGCCGGCTCGCCGGGAACGTGGCAAGCTGCCGGAGTGGACCTCTCGCTCGGCAACATCAACGCTGCGTCCTACGTGCTGTTTTGGATTCGTTGCGAGGTGCCGAGCGCGGCGCAACCCGAGAACCCGTGCCGCATGATGACGATTCGCGCCCGCGGGCTGAGCATCTGAGGAGGAAACGATGGCGAGACACCTTGACTGCGACTGCAAGTACAGCGCGTGGCAGAGTCAATGGGACTGGGTTCGGTTCGAGGGTCGGTCGATCACCAAATGGGGCAGTCCGTCCAATCAGAGCGGAGCCGTCACCTACAACGACAACGACAACCGACTCGGCTACTCGCCTGTCAGTGGGACCGTGGTCGAGCTGGCGGCGAAGTTCCTGATGGCGAAGGTGCGTGCCTTACTCGGCTACCGCGCCATCATCCTGAGTGCGCCGTTCCGGCTCGTGCAAGTCGGCAACCCGAACTCGGCCACCTGCACGATGCGCGTCTACAAGTTCCTCAAACCGTACCCGGACATCAACCAGATCAGCTACTTGTACAAGGACACCGGGTCCTCGACGCCGTGGTTCAATGGCGGGTACGCGCCGCAGTTCGGGCACGACCATTCCTCCAACCCGATCGCGACCCAGCAGTACGACAACTCCATCGCGCAGTACACCTACTACCCGCCGTTCGAGATCAAGGACTACCTGCAGGAGCAACTGCTACGGAACGACGATCTGTGGATCGACATCTGGCAGATGGACACGTCCACCGTGTTCTTCGTCAGTGGACCGGCGCACGCCAGCTACCCGTGGGACCTCGACATCTACTACATGTTCCCTATCGAGATGTTCCCGACGCTCGGCGACGGAACCATCGACTTGACTCGGTTGCTCAACATCGACAACGAGCCGTTGGACCTTGGCGCGTATCAGCGACTGCAGACTGGCGCTCCGGTGAAGTTCATGCTGAAAAACTTCAGCACCACGACCATCGCGCACTGCGAGGTGTGGGACGACCATCCTCAGTGGAGCGACCCACAACCTGATAGCGGCAACGGCGGCACCGGCGATCTTGCCTACGTGTCGGTTTACGAAGCCTGTTGTTCGCAACGGTGGGAAGTGAAGTTCTCGTCGAGTACGGCATACGAGGTGAAGGCCACCGCTTACCTGGACAACACGACCAGCCTCCACCCGAGTTACGACGGGACTCCGGCGTGGCAGAGCAACACGAGCTCCAACTGGTCCGACCCGAGTGGCAACGTCACCATTCCGAGCGCGGCGTGGTCGGGCACTCCTTCAACCAACGACCTGTTTGTGTTCTACACCAGGGGACAGACGACCGACTCGGCGTGGCCTGAGGACAGCAACGATCAGGTCGAGAT